TAGCTTTATTTGCTCATCAACGGAGATAGGCTTTACACCGCCTGTAACCATACCAATAAGGCTTTTAATTCCATCTATGCCGACTGGCACTAATGCGCCAATAATGGTTTCTAGTATCATTTTCTAAAAAACATTTCAGTCATGTAGCTAATAAAAGCACCAGCAACAGAAGCAACGCCCATTAATGCCCAAAGACTGCCTTTAGAGCGTTCTGCCATAGCCACTAGCTTTTTAATGTCTACTTCTAAGGCATCTACTTTACGCTCTAAGTTTTCTACGGAATTAACTAGCTTGCCGTATTCTATTGGGTCAATATCAGCCATACCTACACCTTAGAAAGTTCCGCAATTTATGGTGTAAGTACCAGTTTGCATAAAGTTAAGGGAAACGGCATCACCGCTTGCAGTAGCGTCTGCCACATTCTCAATCAGGTTGTTGGTCATGTTTAATGCACCCGTCATTGGGGTTTGACCGTCTGCGGCTACCGATTGTGTCAAAGCAGCAGCAATATCTGAAAGCGATGTATTAGCCCAGCTAGAAGTAATAGTTGTACCAGTTACAACAGGATTACCTGCTGGTAGGGTATATGTACCCGATCCGTTTCTACTCATGGCTTATTCCCTTTTCTTAATTCATCTGCCATTTTGTTTGGCGAATAATTAATAGATTCTTCAATTTTCTTTTGCAATGCTTTTTGCTGTGACTTTTCAATACTGTACCTAGTAAGCGAACCAATTACAGGTATTTTACCAATAGGGCTTGCAGAAATGCGATCCAATGCTTGAATTAATGCGCTAGAAGTATTGGAATAGTTAGCTGCGCCTTTAAGTGGCGCATTTACCATAATGGTTGTTTCCATTAAATCCCGTATTTCTTGTGCGCCTTTTTTTCCAAACAAATAATCTAATTTTCCGTCTTGATCTAACTCTCGTACCGCTGATTTAAATTTAGCAGGAGAAACTACGGGATTGCCAAAAGAATCAGTATCAATAGACTGGGTTACTTTGTCTTTTAAGAACTCAATAGTTTGACCTTGTAATTCTTTAAATGCTTGTTGACCACTAGGGCCACCCCTCTTTAGGGCTAAACCTAAGTTTTTAATATCATCTAGCGATCCATTTACTACAGATTTTTGAAATACATCCTCAAACGCTACTAAACGGTCATCAGAATTAGGTTTTGTGCGTAATAAACGATCTACTGCCCCAATGTTTTCAAATCGTTTTGAATAATCTTGGCGCAATCTGCGAGCATTTTGGTACATTTGACCGCCTTGCCCCTCAGTAATCGTATTAATAATGTCTTTCATCTCCCTGCCATAAACTGCGGCTGGGGTGTTAGGCTCAAAGTTCTTGTTAATGACTTGGTAAATATCTTCAAGCGAATTGATAGACACCGTACCCGTGTTTTTGGGATCGTTCTTGGCAATTTGCTCATTAACAACATCAAGAATAGGTGCAAGTTTTGATCGTACTGTAGGAGTTTGGTCGTTAATGTAGGCTGTTAATGGTGCATATTGAACTGGGGCTTCTGTTTCGCCTTGTTCTCTTGCTGCCGTGTAAGCCTTATTAATTCTTAATTTTGCTTCGTTTGCTTGGCGTGTTAATTCATCTGTAACCACTTTGCCAGTAGCCCGTAATCCAAAAGTTTCTTTACCTGTAGCATCTACAAACGCATCAAAGTTTTGCAAAATAGCGTCATTGCGCTTGGCTTGAGCTTCAATTAACGGTTTGCCAAGTTCAGGCGAAATCTTAGGTGTTTCAATTTCAAATTGTTGTTGCGCTAAATCACGCTCTAATTGACCTTTACTTGGCGATACAGGCACACGCAAGTTTTGTGCCATTTGCATACGAGTAACGGCTTCAGGCGTTTGCGCTGCACCAACACCTGACATAGTAGGTTGTGGTTCTCTGCGTAGGGCTTGTGCCATTCTATTTGTTGCTGGTCTAACCGTTTGCATAGCTTCACTAGCCATAGGGCGAATAGCTTGACCTACATTTCTAGCTTGTTGAGCAAAAGAAGGAATTTGACCAATGCCGCTAGGTGTTACTGGGATTTTTGTAGCTTCTGCAACATTACTTACCCCTTGCAAAAACTCTTGGCTTACAGGGCTGGTAGGCTGAAATGCCATTTGCTGTGCTAATTGTTTAGCAGCTTGTTGACCTTGTTGTACACCTGCTTGTGTACCAAATTCAGGACTTGCAACCGATCTAGCTACACCATAAGCAGAGCTTACTGGGGCTGCCAACATTCCAGTACCAACAGCTAATGGGACTTCATACAATGCTTTTAGCTTATCTTGCATTGTGCGTGGTGGTTCTTGTGCTACAGGTGGATTTGGTACTTCTCCAGCTACCGTAGGCACATCACTTGTAATAATGTTTCCCCGTGTATCAGGTGTTTTAAAAGCGTTATAACGAGCCAATAGGTCAGCTTGAGTTATGTTATCAGGCACATTTTTAACAACTGTACCATCGGGCATCCGAACATCCATATTATCTACCTTTTGGCAAGCTGTTAAAATCAACTACACCGCCTGTACCGCTAGTTCCAATTTCACTAACAATTTTGTTAATTTGACGAGTTCCGCTTGGGCCAGCTTGCGCTTCAAGTGCTTTAATAGCCAATTTACGGGCTTCTTGCTTTTGTTCAATTGTTTTTTGAGTATCGCCAATTTGAGGAAAATATTTCTTTTCTTCGTTTGCGTATTCACTTGGTGCAATAGCCGCACCTGATTCCTTACGCAATACTGCGCTAATAAAGTTTCTACGGGCTTGATCTACTTGCTGTTGTTCTCCGCTTGGGCCACCTAGTGCAGACGGAACTGGATTAAATGCAGAACGAACACCTTGTTCTAATCTTTCACCAACAATAGGTGCTTGACCTACAATTCCACCCACAACAGAACGAATAACGCCAGTATTAGTAACGCCTTTGTTTTCTAACTCAGTAGCAATACGGTTAGCTTCAATGGCTCTAGCACCAAACGCTACAGCGTTAGATTGGGTTTCTGTTAAAGGCTTGCCACCACCTACTAATGGTTGTCCACCTTGACCCATTACTGGTCTAGCTTGACCTGTACGAGTATCTATTAAATATGTGCCATCTTCACGCTCTACTACTTGACCAGCAGTAGGCATTTGTGACTTAGGTATTCTTGACAATACTTTAGTTGGATCAGTAGGATCACGCAATTCAATAGCAGTACCAGTATCTATTTGTATTGGCGCACGGGGTTTTTGACCGCCAGCGGCTACCTCTTTAACAGTACCATCAGGAAGCGTCATATAACGCTTTGCGCCTTCAGCTAAATCAAACTCTTGTGGCATCATTCTTTTCAACGCAGCGTCACGCAATTGTGGAACTTGAGATTGGGCAGCAAATTGATAGGCTTTATTTGGATCAACTTTAAGCAATTCTCCAAATTGAGCAATATCTCGTTGCTGTTTTCCACGCAATGCAGCAGCTAATTCAAGTTGTTTAGTGTCTGCTCTTTCGCCTACAGCTTGCCCTGCCAATATATTAGCTAAAGGATTTAATTGCTGTGCAAAAGAAGGGGCTACATAATAACCACTAATCATTTGACCTTGTGGTTGTTGCATACCTTGTGCCATAAGCAAGTCAGCCAACTTCCGTTGACGGCCTACATCTTGTAATTCAGGGTTCGCCCCTAAGATTTCTTGTTCAGGAGTAAGTGCCATTATGATTTCCTTAATGCGTTTGCCATAGGGTTTGAACCTGATACATCATACATATTTGGGCCTGCAACGGTTTGCCCTTGTGTAGCAAAAGTGAATGGATTTTGATTCATTCTGTATAAACCGCCAAACTGTTCAAGCACTGGTTGTTGAGTTGCTTGTTGAGCCATTTGATTTCCAAAAGGTAAATTTCTAGGCATCATTTTTCTAGTAGCTTGTGAACCGCTTGGACTTAACAATTTAGCTAATTTTTGCGCTCGATTTGCGTTAGATAAAACATCTTTAGCAGAAAAACCTTTAGAAGCAGCATCAGCAGCAGCAATAGCTTCGGCATTATTTAAGCCTGTGTAACCAAGTTCGGCATAAGAAGGGCCTGCAAGACCGCCTTCAATACCTGTAATTCCTAGTTCACCGTAAGTTGGCCCCATTAACTCAGGAGTTAAAAAAGATGCTGTTCCTGAAGCAAGAGCTTCTACGCTTAATCCTGCGCTTAATGCTTCTGCGCTTGTAGCACCACTAGCTAAAGCGTTAAAAAAAGCAGTTTGTCCAGCTTCTGTGGCAATAGCACCAGCACCAGCACCCGCTCCAGCAGCCGCAGCAGCAGGTAAAGTAAAACTTGCGCCACTACCTGCAACTGGAGTAAAAGCACCGCCAAAGTTTATTCCAGCATACGAACCGCCAGCACCAGCACTACCACCAGCAGCACCAGCCGCTAAAGCAGCGTCTAAATATGGCGCACCAATAGCAAAAGCAGCTATAGGGGCAACGCCACGCAGTAATTCACTAAGTTTAAAACCGCTGCCGCCCCGTTGCATTTCATTTGCAATTCTTTGTTGATTTTGTGTGCTTGAAGCAGAAAAGCCACTACCTACAATAGCATCAATTTGTTGGGGCGTTACACCAGCTTCTAATGCTTTAGGAGCAAGTTCAGCCATTTTTTCTTGATATGGTTTTGCCCTATCAAAAGTATTTTGACCATGTTGCCAACCTGATTGTTTGCTAAGTAAATTAAATTGAGCTTGATAATAAGCTGCTGGGTTTATTTCTTCAATACTTTCTAATTGCTTGGTAAGGGCTGCATTATGCTCATTCTTATTCAATGACCAATTATTAGCTATTTGGTCACTAATATCTGTGGCTAAAATCTTGTAATACTCGTTTGGATTTTCTTGTTTTAAATTAGATAAATTTATAGCGTAATACGGGTCTGTATATTTTTCGCCCGCATTGTAAGGGCCTCGCCAGTTATACGATTCAGTTAAATTTGCAAAATCAGGGTTTTTAACTTCGCTACCGTAGGCTATTAATCGATTTGGTAAAAAAGTGGTTTGACGAGGCTCACCAAATTCATCAAACGGGCTTTGTTCTTGTGCAGAATAAACATCGCCTGAACTTGGGTCACGAAAATAAGTCGTTCCTTGAGTTGTAAATTGCTCTAAATTGTTCATATCAAGAGCCATATTAGTCCTTGAACAAACTTACTAAGCAGAAGTCAATATTTAAATTGCTCATTAGAATATGCTTCCAAAGTCAAAGCCGCCATACAAATCATTTAAATAGTCAGCACTAGACATTGATTGGTCAAACATTCCGCTACCTATAGCACCAATGTTGTTCATGTAATCTGTGCTACTTACAAACGGATTATTTATGCCACTATTGCCAAACAAATTGTAAATAGAGTTTCCAATTCCTAGCAATCCTGTACCACCTGCACCGCCTGTACCTGTGCTACCAATTAAATTACCAATACCACCAGCACCTAAAATTGCAGAAGAACCTAAGTTAAACAAACCTGATTGCATATTAGCGGCTCTAGCATTAGCAGCGTTTTGTTGTGCAATATCAGCAGCCCTAGAGGTAGTATATGCACCAAGATAATCAGGGCCAGCAACGGCAGCTTGGCTGTATGGATTAATGTAATTGGGCTGAGTAGCTGATTGGAAAGCACCAAGTTGTTGCAATGGCAAGTTTCTTTGTTGTAATGCTTGTAGATAATTTTGTTGCATTGCAGCGTTATTGGCTTGAGTACCTGCTAATTGATTAGCAAATCCTTGCTGCCCTAATTGATTATTAAACCCAAGATTAGCCAATTGCGCTTGATTTTGACCAAGCAATGCTTGATTGCCAAATTGACCAGCTTGTAGATTTTGATTAAACATTTGATTTTGCACTTGCGAACCAGCCAATTGCGCTTGTGTAAGCAAATCATTTGTTCTTTGACCTTGTTGCATCATGGCACGGTTATATGCTTCTGTGCCAGCGGCAATGCCTTGATTAGCTAACTGGGCTTGTAAACGCTCTTGGCTTTGCTCAATTTGAGGATTTAAGCGGCTCATCAGCAAATTGCTTGCACGATCCCAACCTTCCATGCCAGTACCTTGTACTTGAGTTTGAAGATTGGGGGCATTTCCAATCCCTGCAAATTGTGGGCCTTGACCAACTCGACCTGCTTGATATTGACTTACATCAAAAGGAGCAGCAGTAGATTGGGCTAATTGACTTTGAATATTACTTAAAGACTGTTGTAAGGGCTGGGCTAATTGTTGATTAGCAGTCCATGTAGGGTTTCCAAATTGATCTACGCCTTGGGTATAAGTAAGATTTGCGTAAGGTGTATTTTGGTTAATACGGTTGGCTTGCGTAGCTGCTTGTGCGCCATACAGATTACCCATTTTAGTTGCTTGTGCAGCCTGAACATAGGGGTTTGTACTAGCATTGAATGGGTTGCTAGTTTGGCCTGTACCTAAAGTAGCCGTATTAGGGTTAGTTGCAGAAAAAGGAAGCCCGCCCATAGTACCCGTTACAGCACCGCCTACTGGGGTATCTGTTCCTCTATACATAGCATCTGATAAACCTGCACCTGCACCCATGTTTCTCTCCTTATAACCATCTACAAAAAGATGGTCGCATTTCTAGTATTACTAAATCCCCTTCGTCATGAGCATCAGGGATAGTAGCAACATCTTTGAAACCAAGGTGTCGGTTTAGTTTTAGGGCTTTTTCGTTATTCCCTGCAACTGTGCCAATTATAACCTTGAGTTTCAATTTGTTAAACGAATAATCAAATACTGCCCTTAAAAAACTTTTTGTATTCCAATGGTTGCTTTTTGAAGCTACATGAACCATACAAGACTTACCATAAAAACTACAAAATACTACAACTGCCTTAATTTCATTGTTAAGAACTTGACCTAAATAATGAGCATCATCAGGGGTTGGCATTTTGTGTGCTTTTGCCCAATCCTTTAAATTTTGCTGATTTAATAGAATCAATTACAGTACGCCCCCACGCTCCATTACATAGTCGGTACTAGCCCAATGCAGTTCAATATTGCGGCTTGCCACATTTAAGTTAATTGAACCTGCAAATCCTAGCCCCGTAACGCCTTGCCAAATTTTAGTAGTAATTAAGCCACCTGACCAGTTTGCTTGATCCCATCGTGAAGCATCCCAAACCCCGTCACTTAGGGTGCTAGGGTTAAATTGAACCTGACCTAGCTGGCTTTGGGTGTCAAAATCTACGCTTAAACCACATACGACATTGGGAACGCCACCTGTAGATTGCAGGATAGGTCTAACCATCATAAAACGCTTTAATTGACCTGCGCTGTCAAAGTAACTGTAGGCTTGCTGGGCGGTAGCGGTAATGTTTGCGCCATTGTCTGAATAACCATCGTAGAACAGCCCTACATAACCGTCACCACCAAAGTGCATTTCGGCTTCGCCTGAAACTTCCCAGCAATACCCTTGAATTCCAGTAAATCTGCCCCAAGATTTAGTAATGGTGTGCATGACATACTGTTCCATGCCCGTACTGGTAGGAATAGACAAAATAAGCATATTTGAACTAGCAAAATAGTTAATTTGCCAGCCAAATAAATCTCTATATAGGGTAGCAGCTTGGCTTACAGCGTAGAAAATCTTATCAGTCAGGTTTACACGGGGGTCTAAGCGGCTAGATTGCAAAGCACCTGCTAATGGTACTAATCCGTCTTGCGTTAATAGCAATAAATCACCTGCAAATTTGTAAAAACACCTACGGTTAAAGGTTTGACCTAATTGCCATACGCCTTTTAACGCCCATGTGTCAGCATTATCGGGGTCTGTACCGTTATAAACGATAACTTCACCCATGCTAGTTACAAATACTGCGTAATCGTCTGCGCCTTGACCTGCATCAAGTGTCCAAGTACCCATTGCCTGTAAATAACCTGAATTACGGGCAATTCCACCAAAATATAGGGGTGAAGCTGGGCCACTAATAGCGTCAGGGTCTAAATACCAACACGCTAAAGTGTCTTTTTGAGTGAAATACAGGCGGTTTTTAAACAGGTTTACACCGATAAATGTATTTGAATTTACGCCAGTAATGCCAATGGTCGTATATGAACCAGTTATGGATGTTGCGGTAGTAGTGCCTGTAGATGTATAAGTAAATGCGTTTGCGCCCGTAACAGTAATAACAAAAGTACCGTTAAAAGTAGCTTCAGAAGCACCTGTAATAGTTACTCGATTGCCTGTTACTAAGCCGTGTGCAGTTGCGGTAGTAAATGTTGCCGTTGCAGAAGGACTTGTACGGGTAATTGCGCTAAGTGCGGCAGCCGTAGTCGTTGTAGCTACATAAAACCAGCGTGTACCGTCATAAATGGTTACAGGATCAACCCCATTACAGGCTACTAAAAAATGCCCTGCTTGGTTTGTCAAATTAACCGATTGCAATTTATCGCTATTTAAGCCGCTAAATACACGAACAGCTGGATTTACGGAAGTTTCATAAATCTTGTCACCTGCTGCGGCAAATAGCTTATAGCCGCCTACTTCCGTGTAATTCATTAAGGTATTAACAGGGTTAGTAATGCCTATTTCATAGCTACCGACTACCGATGCGTTTCCAGCAGGTACAGAAGCCATTGTGTATCTAAATGAAGTGCTATTGACTACGGTAATGGTATATACACCGTTGTATTCAGAAGGAGTACAGCCTGTAATTGACACTTGCTTGCCAGTTGTAAGACCGTGCGATGATACCGTTGTAAGCGTAGCAGTTGTACCTACACGGGTAATGGTGCTAATCGCTATTGCGCCTGTAGGCGTGGTTAGCAAGCTAGATTGTGTCCAGCCTTTACGCATAGTTACATCAGTTGGGGTCGGATACCAGTTTACAAGCTGAATCGCATCCATCGGATTCATATTAGCTTGGGAATCCCGTGCGTTCCAACCCCCAATAGGGGCAGGAATAGAAGTCGTATTGGCAGTAAACCGTTTAGCTACTGCCATGATTAACTACCATAGCCAGTATCGGGAATGTTTGCCCAGCCAATCAGCACGGCACTTGGTTGCGGTGCAAAAGACAGGGTTGCAGAGCCTTTATCGTTTGCTTTGGCAATGCTGAGATAACGCTGGTAATCTTGCTGTAATGAAGTGGTATCAAACGACTTAATTTGGAAGTATTTGAGTTTAGTCAATATAGCGATTACAGAATCATCTAATACGGTTGTATCGCTATCGGCTGTAAAACTGTTTTTTACTTCGCCAGTTGCGCTGCGTACAAAGCCTTTAGAACGGTACTCAAAACCTAAGTATTCTAAGGTGTTATATGGTGGCCAAATCTGAAACTCATCGCCAAGAATACGCCAACGAACCCTTGGGCCTGTTGAAATATAGCCTGATTTAAGCCATTGCCATTGCTGTGCATCGACTGGGCCAAGCATTTGCCAATGCTTTGTTTTATCCCAATGGGTATTATCTGTAACGGTTTCGTAATCAGGCGGTAAAGGGTATTTCGTTTTACTGAAAGTAACCGTACCGCCAACGCTTGTAGCTGAAGCTAATTGGCTAGTTCTTACTGTTGATCCTGCAACAGATTCAACATAAGTATCTTGCGGAATAGCTGTACCTACAACGGAATAAGTATTGTCCAAACCTGTGACATTACCAACATTTAACAGATCGTAAGTGTTTTGGATAGTGTCACAAGTTGTGGTTATTGCTGTGGTATAGAAACGGTACTCCAACTCCAATGCTTGCCAATTATGCTCTTTAATAAGGTCATATCCAGCACGATTCATTAGCGCAAGAATTTGCTGCACATCTTGGCTAGTGTTACCAACTACATAAGTCGGTACGGCAAGGTTAAGTTCAGCGGTAACTTGCTGGACTAATTGGAGTAGGTTAGATGACATATTATGCTTCCTCTGTAGCTACCGTTTTCTGTTTACGGGGTTTCTTTTCGCTTACAGCAGCAAGTATAGTGGCCATTTGCTCTTGCATTTGTGCCAGCTTCGCATCTGTTTCTGCCTTTATTTTAGCAGTTTCTAGTTCCTTTTTGGCAAGTTCTTCTTTCAAAGCGTTAATTTCATGCTCACGCTTATCGGTTTCTGCCGCTGAAGTTGCTAGATTTAAAAATGCCTTTGCCTTGTCACGGAACGCATAGGGTGACATACCTGCAATCATTCCCATACGCTGTAACTGTTGATCTGAAGCGTTTGCAATGGATTCTACGGTTTGGAACTTAATTGCCCTTAATTCTTCAGCTTGGCTTTTTGATACTAAAGGCCATTCTGATATAGGCGTTCCAACCACTTCCTCGTCATGCGCCCCTTGTCTATTCATGTAATTAGCCCATTGAATAGGAAAACGCTGCTTATGGCTTTGTAGCGCATAAGTGTCGATTTCGGTTAGGGTATCGCCAGCAACGCAAATTTGTACAAAATCAAAGTCTTTGTAAATTGGTCTGCCAGCGTTTATGGATTCCTGCTCTTGTTGTACGGATTTCTTATAAAAGCGTACTTGTAGGCGTGAATCTGCTCCTTGTGTATCTGAAGGTAAAGCCATTTTTAAATCTCCTAAGTAGTTAGGTAAAGTTAAAGGAAAAAGGGGCTACCGATTAAGGTAACCCCCTGTTTTTACTACAAAATGCTATTAAACACTATTAGCTGAGAACCAAGCAAAATCACCTGAAGCAACGGCTACAGCTGGGCTTAAATAAGCACCAGCAGAAGGTGTTGCAACGAATGTTGAAGCATTGATAGAGCAAGTAGCTGTAGAAGCTGTAATAGCTGCGCCAGCACGAGCCAACACATAACGCTTACCGTCAGAGCCAAACACTTGTGAACCAAGTGGGCCATTGACAGGAACGCCAGTACCAGCAGAGTTTGGATTTGTATAAACTACATCATCCAAATTAATGCCCGAGGTGGGGGTAATAGAATATGACATGATAATTTCCTTTATTTAGTCAGTTGATTAAGAACCAGTCAAAACGCCTTGCAATGAAGCGTTAGAGCAGGTTAAGTTACCAGCCCAACCGTAGAGCTTCACGATTGCATCTTGGTTGATCGACTGACGCTCGCCACCGATAGGAACGAAATTACGCTCTTTGTGTGGGCGGAAGAAGATGTAATTGGTGTTCAAGAAATACATAAACAATGGGTTTTCTTGTGCGCCAATACCACCACCTAATACCACATCAGCAGACATACCGCCACCGTAGAACTTGAGGGATGCAAAACCAGCTGCACCTTCTTCTACGCCAGCAATACGCTGAATTGCCTGAAGTGACTCAACATAACGCTGATACAAAGTGTTACCAGCAATAATAAGGTCAACCTTATCATTACCACGAACAGATTTGATAGCAGCGGTTGTCATAGCAGCTTGGATCAATGCGGCTGTGTTAGCACCTGTTGTTGCTTGGTTCTGCCAAAAAGTCCAGTTTGCACGGTTAATACCACCGTATGTGCCGCTTGTTGGGGAAGTAGAAACAGCTGCGGCAAGACCTGTGATGTTCTTACCACCGTTGCCAGTACCGTCTAAATACAGGTCAGTCGAAATGCGGTTCAACAGACGAGCTTCAGAAACTTGCATACGACCATCTAACAGGTCAATGATTGCTTCTTTGCTGCTGTTTTGCAACATTTCCAAACCACTCATTGTTACGCTGTCTGCGTACTGAGTGATAGAGAACTGAGCAGCCGAGATTGGGCTGTCAGGAGTAATGTTCAAGACTTCGTAACCGCTATAGCTATTAGCATTGTTGGTTGCTGGGTCGTTGTACATGATTTCTTCCAAGATCACATTACCACCCGAGAATGGGCGAACATTACCTTTGGAGTTCAAACGCTGAAGAATTGCATTGTTTTGTGTCAAGTTATCTGCCAATACTCCGCTACGACTTTGAATGGTGGTAGCGATAATATCGGTGATTGCTGAGTTAGCAAAAGCCATGATATTTCCTTTATT